GAAAGGGACAGCTCGTCCCGGTAAACGAGCAGTGCGAATCCCAAGATCGCGCGCCCTAGTAAGGAACCAAATCTCAGCGTTTCCTTCAGCAGCGTTTCCGACGTATACTACTAAACCTAGGTATACGTACACGCCGCGGGGTGTAATAGTTACCCACAGGGAACTTGTTGGAACGATTTCCAGCAAGATTTTGTTTTCAGTGACAGGTTATCGAATCAACCCAGGACTGAAAACCTTATTCCCATGGCTATCTACGATCGCCAACAGCTTTGAGCGCTATCGATTCCAGAAGTTGGATTTCGAATACGTACCTCGAAGGGGCTACAATACCAGCGGTAGTGTTTACTACGGTATTGATTACGATGTTAAAGAAAACTTACCAATAAATGAGCAGGAACTTTGCGCATATGAAGGTACAGTTGAATCACCACCGTATCGCTCCTTCCAGTTACGTTCGCGCCCAGCATCATTGGCTACTGGAGGCACGAAACTTTTCACCCGCAACGACGAAATTACTTCCGGAGATGCATCACTCTACGATGCCGGAAATTTCCTTGTTGCACAGCAAGATTTTACTACAGAAGACGAAATCGCCGGAAAGATCTGGGTTAACTACGTGGTCCATTTTGAGACACCACAAGTCCCAGCATCAGGCGTACCTGTACTAGTACCAGGCCAGCAGACGGTTTTCTTCAAAACCGCAACCACCATAGCATCGGGGGTAGACAACAAGTTTATCGACCCGTTGCAAGGTGCCAGCCTTGGGCTGAATCAGTTGAGGCTCAATCCCGTGGATGCGGATGGAACCTTTACGTTTCGCTCACCTGGATGCTACCGCCTCGAGGGCTCAGCTCAGTTGACCGCTCCATCCCAGGCTATGATCGGCACGTTGGTCGACACGTCTGTTCTTTGTGAGCCTCCTGAAGCTAAGACGGAAGTTGAGGAACTCTCTACCATTGAGTTCACTCACGACGCCGAAACCGGCCAGGTCACATGGTCGAGAATCCTCGAAGTACTAGAAGCAGGAACTGATGCCACTACCAAGATGGCAATCACAGGTTACAATTTCGCCCAATCCCCGGCTGGAGCAGCCCTAATGGATATGGCGATAACGTACCTTGGTCCTATTGTGTAAACTTGCTCATCACTCCAGTAAACCCACCTTACGCACCCTCTACAACATCACACTAAATGAAATGACCCGATCTCGGGTAGACCCCATCTCCAGCTACTGGAGTAGAAAATTGGGATATGTCGCCAAGCAAGCAATCGTTGTCGTTTGCCCAAGTTGACCGAGATTGGTGAGAAATTTAGTGAACCGTTGGTGGAGGGGTATCGGTGCTTACTGAAGGGTACCTTCACTATAGTTGTTCCAGCACCTCCTATGGAACAACAATTCCTACTAGATAGAATAGACTCCATGCCACGCGCCACTCATCCTCCCCGGTTTGACAACCGATGTGAATAAAGTCGACCATACCTGGACACACTGTCCAAGCGAAAGCTAAAAGTGTCAGTTACACGGGGGACCACCGCTTTACTATCAACGTGAGCTCTAAGAGTGGATCCCCTTGTCGTTGAGGCCATTGTTTAACTGCCAGTGAGTAAGATGAAAAACTAGCTCATTGGATGAATCGAATGTTTCCCAATTGTCATGATTTCCCCAAAGAACCGACAACAACAAAAGGCGAAATGGAAGAAGAAGGATCAGGCTAAAAGCCTCGGCAAACGAGCCGAAAAGAAAGTGCAACGATGCGAAGAGTGTGGCAAGGTGGGCCACATAGCCGTAAATTGCACTAATCCCGGTGATGGTTCAGAAAGAAAGCACAGAGAGATGGAAGGACTCCCTGTTGCCGAAGCTTTACTACTCACCGATGAGGGAAAGGCAGAACAGGACGAAAACGATCCAGCCAACCTGCTAAACGGCCCTGCCGTTGAAGCGAAAGTTCAGGAACCCAAGGAAAAACCCAAAGAGACCGATGGAGAGAAAATCCTTAGAATCACCAAAACGCTTAGAAGTAAAGCTACGCAGGGTTTCATGAACAAAAACTTGAAGGATGTGAGAGATAGGCGCATCATTCGAACCACCCTACACCAGTACGCCAACTCAGAGAAACTTGAATTGCTAGTAGAAAATCCAACTGATTATATTGAGGAAATCTTGGTAGCTAGCATGAGTACGGCAACAAATACGCGCCTTTGTTCAGCGCACAACATCTCAGAAAAGAGATCTGTGTTTGGGTGGTGGGCCCTCCTATTACTAGTCTTGAATATGCACGAATCGTTCTTCTTAGCGATAACAGGGGTTATCAATCGCATAGAACGCTTAGAGCAAACAATTCCTTACACTGTCAGAAACTTACATCAAATGTTCCCTATCTTTAAGGGTAACCTATTTGGCCACGAAATTGACATCGAGCTCCGCGCGTGGGACTTGATTGCAGTTGGCATAGCCATTAGGATTTGTATAGTTGCGGTGCTTGAGGAGTTATTCAAGGATTTTATGCTGCTTACCTTAGTAAACGTGGGCGTTGCGAGTGCGATGTCAGCTTTTGGTGGAGTAACTGGTTTGTCGTACACTTACCAGACCTTTAAGGAAATTGCTTTTCTTTTAGAATACTTCCGCCACTGCATTGCCCCCCTACTGTTTACAATTATGGAAGTGCGTAATGGAACTAGCCAGCTCAAGTTCACAACGAGGTTTCTCGGCCATTTCTTCTGCTCCGCCAGCAGAGAGATTGGCATTTGTATCCATATTATTTGGAACCTCACGGCTTTCTTTTTCCTTCAGGATAAAGGGAAGATGCTGGACTGGTTGGGCCTATTAGGCGGGCAGGAGCAATGGGGCTCCTATTTGGAAGATATTTGCTTAGCTGCTATGAACACGAAGAAGGTTGCGGTTCAGGCTGGGTTCAAGTGGAAACAAGGGAAGATTCAATGTATTGCCAAGTTCGGCGCAAGAATGCGCTTTGGAATAGTTGGATGGTTTCCCACAGTTTTCAGGACCTGCCACCACAATGAGGTTGTGTCGACTGAGGGCCGTGTTGGGAAGAAATTGCCCATGCATGAGTCCAAGCAAATTCAAGAAAGCGTGAAACGCGAGTGGAATCGATTAGTCCGTGAGAACATGGACTTCTTCTGCTTAGAAATCGAAACAGTTTGGAAACCGATGGACTACCGTGAATGGGCTAGTTCATTTCCTCCAGCTAAACGAGATTATTTCTTGAAATTTGAGGACATGGTTTACACAATCCCAGTGGGAACACCTGCATCTGCGTTCATTAAGCGAGAACTTGCAATGCGCGAACAGACTAGCTGGGACTGGAGCACTATTAAGGATCCGCGTTGGATCCAGGGGTGCCCACCAGAGCTATCAGCGAAGATTGGCCCCTGGCTTCGGCCACTGGCTAAGGAAGTTCGTGAAGGTCTACGCCCGCAAGAAACTGGAGACGGTTACTACCGGGAGGACTTCATTCGTGAGGGGAAACAGATCATATACACATGTGGACTATCTGGAGAACAGCAGGGGGAGGCGTACGCGCTATCCCTTGCTACTATCAAACAGATGTGTGGTTCTGATGAAAAGGTGATTATTGTTGAGGATGATCAGAGTCGTTTTGACCTGCATCTCACAGAAGGCCCCTTTTCTTTCCTTCACAAGTTCTATAGTAGGAAGATCGGCAGAAAGAATGCCAATTGCCTACGTCGCAAATTATCGAAAGGAAGGAGTAGTATGGGATCTAAATATTCCGTCCCCTATACAATGCAATCGGGTTGGCCTGATACTAGTATTGGGGATACCATCATCAATGCAGTCATGAAGTATGATGTACATGGACGCGGAAGAAAGTGGATCTCAATTATTTGTGGTGATGACAGTGTTACTATCACAACAGATAAGGAACTTGAGCGCATAGGAGGAATTGACCAACTTGTCGCCCACTATGCCAAGTTTGGAATGGAGGTTGAAGGGAAGTTCACGGATGACCCAGACCTACCGGAGTTTTGCAGCTCGCGGTTTGTCAGGGCTGGAACTCTCTCTAACCTTCTACCTAACTACATACTCTTCCCCAAAATTGGAAAAGTCCTGGGCCGAATGGGCTGGGACATGGTTAATCGAACACCAAAACAGAGTGACCAATGGGTTGTCGCAATCGCCACTACTTTGCGTAGTTTTGGCAAATACGACCCAGTGTTGGCTAGCTTTGCAACAAACATTCTCAACAGGTTTTCTGGCACTGAAGCGCTTGAGCTTCGCCGGACCGAATGGGAACGTTATTTCGACAACAGCCGCACTTACTCACAACAGGATATCTACTACAGCTATCACGTTCACTATGGCATGTCAGCCTCTGATGTGGACGAACTTGCTGATTATCTATTAACTTGCGAATTGGGAGCTCTCGAGCATCCCTACTTGCAGGTTTTAGCTCAGACTGATTGTTAGAGGCGCCTCGTTTCGCGTTTTGATTACAAGAAGATTTCATTGCCTTGCCTGCTAGCGGAG